ACTCACCACCACCTATGCAGGTGAATTAGCTGGTGAAATCGTAGCAAAGGCACTCTTGTCAAACGTATCTGCACAGTACGTGACAATGAAGCCTAACGTACCTTACAAATCAGTAGTACGTAAAATTGATGACACTGTAACATTTGCCGCAGGCACTTGTGATTTCACGCCAACAGGCACAATCACTTTGACTGAGCGCATTTTGACTCTTGAAGAGTTCCAAGTTCAACGCCAAATCTGCAAGAAGGACTTCTTCATTGACTGGACAACTGCCGATGTAATGAGCGGTCGTGTAAACACCCAAATCCAAGACGCTATCATTGGTCGCTTGGTTGGTGGTATTGCTGCTGCTAACGAGACCATCATGTGGTCAGGTGTTAACGCAACTGCAGGTCAATACGATGGTTTCGAAACTTTGATTAAGGCAGGTGGTTCAGGTGCTGTATCTGCAGGTTCAGGCGCATTGAGCGATACTAACATCATCGCGACCATTTGGGATGTAATCAACACTGCTCCTGCCGCTGTAAAAGGTGCTGCTGAAAAGCCTGCAATTTACATGGGACAGGCTGCATGGGAAGCTTACATGCAAGCGCAAATTGCTGCCGGCAATGGATGGTATTTGACAGGTGGACCAGAGGTTAGCCGTCGTTTCGTAGGAATGTACGAAATCTACGTTTGCCCGGGTATGACTGCAAACAACATCATCTTCGCACAGCCAAGCAACTTGATGCTCGGTACATGGCAAGAGAACCAAATGAACGAAGTGTTCATCTTGGACATGCAGAACTTGGATGGTTCACAGAACGTTCGTTACGGTGCTCGTTTCTACATCGGAGCGCAGATTGCAGTTGCTGAAGACATCACCTACTGGGGAGCATAATCTTTAAAAAATAACGGGGGTGTAAAAGCCCCCTTTTATATAACTAATTAAAAATCAACACTATGGCTTGTGAGTTGACTACGGGCTTCACATTAGGGTGCCTCGAAGGTATCGGTGGGGTCAAAGAGGTTCTTATTGCTAACTACGCAGACTTTGAAACAGGTATTACCTATGGTGGTACTGATGGCGAAGTGGATGGATTGCCAGGCACTGCCCTTGCGCCTGTAATAATCTATCGTTACGTTCCATTCCGCAATAGCGGTTCTTACATTGAGACAGTAAACAAAAACTTGGAAACAGGTACTTTGTTTTTCTCTCAAGAAGTTGGATGGACTTTCGGTAAATTGAACCAAGAAATGCGCAACGAATTTTTGAACGTAGCAAAGGCAAAGATGATTGTGTTTGTTCGTACCAATGATGACCAAATCTTGTTGGTTGGTGCAGGCGAAGGCTCGCAGCTGACCGCAGGTACTGTTCAATCGGGTGCGCAAAAGGCAGATTTGATGGGTTACCAAGTGACTACGATTGCAGAAGAACTTTCTCCTGCTGTACACCTTGAGCCATTCACTACTGTGCCTTTCGATAACTTTCCTGGCATTCAGGTAAGCCCTGCTTACTAAGAATTGTTTTCCGTTGTGTTCTTGTTGTATTAAAGGGGGCAGGTTTACACTTGCCCCTTTTTAAATAAAGTCAATGATCTATCTTCAAACAAATACACCAGACCAACAAGTGTTCTTATCACTTGACGAAGCACGGCAATACTTTGCTACAGCCTTCACGAACTATCTTATAATCTTAACGCACGAAGAGAACAGCACTACGGGCAATGACCTTGCACAGGTTGCGGTCATCGTTAATGAAAACGTGCGCATAACGGAACTTGAAATTACAACGGTTGGCCTTACATTAGCAGGGCGTTACAGGTATGAAGTATATGGACAAAATTCTAATAGCAATACTGACCCGACAAGCGGTCTTGTTATTGGTTTGTGCCAGCGTGGATATGCTGTATTAAATCAGAATACAACGTGGTTTGATGTGCCTGTAGTAACCATACCAAATGACATCATCTATGAACCATAATGAATCGAATATAGTATCATTGAAGCTTAGCGAGTATGTTGCTAAGTCAGATGCGGAAAAAGTAGACCGCAAAGGTTGGGTAAACTACGGAGATGCAAATGACTTTCCACAATACCTGCGCGACCTTGCGCATGAATCACCCGTACATGGTAGCTTAGTTGTTGCCATTGGTGACATGATAGCTGGAAAGGGAATTCAATCGGAGCAATACCAAGCAGAACTCGATGCACTTAAAATTGATAGCCTAACCTATGCCTGTGCGCATGACTTGAAGTTGTTTGGTGGTTTTTATATCGAAGTAATTTGGAGCAATGACCGCACGATGATATCAAAGCTAAACGCAATACCATTTGAAGAATGCCGCATTGCGGTGAATCAGGATGACGATAGCGAGATAGGAATCTTCCATAGCTACGATTGGAGCAACACACGAAAGAAACGCAACACGCCTGAGTTCATTCCCAAGTATAACTACTTGACACGCGAACAAGAGCCACGCCAAATTTATTGGTGCTTCACTTACACCGGTTCGGATGTGTACCCACGCCCCGACTACTGGAGTGCGATCAACTACATTGAGTTAGACAAGCAGATTTCAATCTTCCATATCAACCAAATTTCGAACGGTCTTTTCCCATCGACCATCATTAACTTCTACAATGGGCAGGCAACGCCAGAGCAGAAGCAGCAGATGATGATGGATTGGGAAAACAAGATGAGTGGCGCACGTAACGCAGGTAAGGTGGTCATGTTCTTCAATGAGCGCGATCAACCTAAGACTGAGGTTACACCATTCCCTGTAAACGATGCGGACAAGCAGTATCAATTAATGAACGATACGGCAACGCAGAAGATTATTACTGCGCATCGCGTTACTACGCCACTTCTTTTTGGTATTCGTGAAAACACAGGATTTGGTAGCAATAAGGATGAGATGGCTACAGGTCTTGAGATATTCAACAACCAAGTGATTGAGCCATATCAGGCAAAGATTAATTATAGCCTTGAGGAACTACTAAGCAATCAAATGCCGGGTGTGACCTTTGAGATTATACCAAACACACCACTTGCAGTTCAGCAGGCAGAAGTGATTGCGGATACAACAGGTGGAACAACAGCCGATGTCGCTGCAACAGCCCTGAATGGTGCGCAGATTACATCGCTCGTTGACATCGTGATGCAAAGTGCTGCAGGTGCTGTGCCTGTGTCGAGCGCAAAAGCAATCGTGCAAGCTGCATTCCCAACGCTACCTGCTGCAACGGTTGACGCAATCTTTGCTGATGTGGTTAGCGGTTCGCTGCAACCACAGGAAGTCATCATGAATGACGAAAAAAAAAAAGATGATAGCACGGTAGGTGATGCCCTTATAGCATTAGGCGAAGACTGGAAAGAAGAGTGGTTGCTTATTGATGCCTACAACGCAGATGAAGAAATCGAACATGAATTTGCAGTGCGCACAGGAGCGGCACGACCTGCGGCAAAGAGCGAACAAGACGCGATTATCGATGGCAAATACTTTATTACACGTTATGTGTACGCAGGTAGTTTTACCCATGATAATATGCGCCCATTCTGCAAAAAGATGGTGGAAGCAGGTAAGCTTTACCGCAAAGAAGATATTGTAGCTATGGAAAACGTAGCTGTCAATCCCGGATGGGGCCCTAATGGTGCGAACACATACGACATTTGGTTCTACAAAGGCGGTGGTAACTGCCGACACTTTTGGGAAAAGCGTGTGTATGTAGATGCAAAAGGCGCAAAGATTAATCCTAACGACCCCGATGCAAAGAGAATAGCTGTTGCACTTGCTGAACGTATGGGCTATAAGGTGCGAAACAATTCACTTGTTGCAAAGCTTCCTGAGGACATGCCCTATAACGGCTTTCTACCAACCAATCCTATTTACGGCAATCAATAATTACAACTATGGCAGAGGTACTACTAATATCAGAGAACTATATCAAGAAATACACCACCGTGAATGGTAGTGTTGACCCTAACTTGCTATATCCTTCCGTGTATTTGGCGCAGGATAAATGGCTGCTTCCCTTTTTGGGAACTAATCTGCTGAACAAGATTAAGGATGATGTAGCCAACAACACGATTGCTGGCAACTATCAAGTATTACTTGAGGATTACATTCAAAAGTGTTTGCTATGGTGGGTGATGGTGGATGTAACGCCTAACCTGTGCTATCGCATGGACAACGGCACGCTCGTGCAACGCCAAAGCGAAGACACTATACCGGTTTCGGATGTGGTGATGAAGGACATGATAGATCGCGCAAGGCAGAATGCAGAACACTACACCACATTGCTTGTCGATTACCTGTGCGCTAACTCAAGTTTGTTCCCTGAATACTCCACAAGCACTTGGCCTGAGCGTTCACCACGCACGGATGTAACCAACACGCTAAACTACCAGTTCAGCACCGGCAACACGGCAACATCTTTTCGTCCGACCTACTCTCGTAACATCATTAATCGTATACCATGAGTGATAAGAAGACCTTGAAACAAGATTACACTGAACGTTTGCGCAAATATGAGCGCGAGCTTCAACTAAAACTAAGAGCCAATGGCAAACAAGAAGGAACAACCACAGCAAAAAAGTAACAAGTTAAAGTCACTGCGCTATAAGTTGCAGCTGCTCGATGGCTTGTGGTCAATACCACTTGCCTTCTTAGTGTTTGCACTATCAGGCACTGTGTCCGTTGCCTATTTCAATGACGCAATCATTAGCACCGAATACATCCAGTATATCGTGCTTGCTGCACTCGTCATGGTCTTTGCCAACTTCGTGGTTTTTTTGGGCATCAGGTTCAATTTTCGGGCATTGCAACGCACGATATACGACAAAGAAGTTAAGTATGAAATAAACACCTATCTAACGACATGGCAAAAGGTTGTCTTATACCTGCTCTTATATGCTTTCTACTTTGCTGCATACCTTTATATTCTGCACTTGCTGATGACGGTTACTGCGTAAGGGCAACAGCAGCGTCATTCGTAGGCGTAAGGGAAAAGGGTGGCAACAACATGGGCTTTAATGACAAGGCTCTTCTTGTGCTTATGAAGCAGCAAGGTTGGAAGCCCGGCTATGCATGGTGCAGCTTTTTCGTTATGGCTATGCTTGACGAGTGCGGCATACCTCACACCATCACAGGTTGGTCACCGACCGCATACAACCGCAATGATGTCATTTACACGGATGGTAAATTCGTGAAGTCGTTTAGCGATGGTGATGCACTGGTGATGACATTAAGTTACAATTCATTTAAGGGAAAGAGATACAAGGGTATTGGTCACACCGGCATCGTGGACAAGGTGGCTAAGTATTCAGTGCGCACCATTGAGGGCAACACTAATGACCAGGGGATGCGCGATAGCCGCACACGCGATGGAGTGTATTACAAGATTCGTCCACTATCTAAAAACTTACACATAACACGATGGAAGAAAACAAGCTAAGAAACACTGTGCTAATCGCAGCGGTTGCAGCGGTTGTGCTAATCATGATTATTGTTGGTGTTAAATCCTGCAACGAGAACGAAGACCCTGCGGTTGACAGGCTCAGGTCTATCAATGATTCACTCTATGATGTGATTGAGCAGAACAATCAAAAGACCGATTCACTTTTCATCAAGATTGATTCACTCAATATCCATCAAGACACCATCATCCAGAATCAGCAAATAACAAATGAAATTTACCGCAATGAAACTTACAACATTCTTTCTTCTACTCCTTCTAATGCCAACGCTCAGTTTCGGGCAACGCTCAAAAAGTCGGATAGCCTACTCAAAGCAGGATTTTACACCAGAACTTACAACCTACGATCTGCAACTTTTCAATCTCAATTACAATAGCATGATGTATTGGTACGGCACGGCTATGGAAATCGATAGCTTGTACCAACTTGAGCGGTTAAAAACCACATACTACGCTAAAATAACAGGCATTCAGGCGCAGAGTTATGAAACACTTGCTGAAATCTACGCTAACAAGCAGGCTATTGAAAAGGCTATTGCGACTGAGAAGGACAACGAAATAAAGGAATTGAAAAAGAAAAATAGGCGGTTAATAATTACTAACACAGCACTCACTTTAGGTATCACAGCGGTAGCAGTTTCTACTATATATTTTACAATCTTTTAGTCATGGATTTTCAACCGAGGGATTTAATCACAATTATTGGTGGAGCGGTGTCACTCACTGGCTTGTACTACGCACTTAAGCGAGATGTGGTCAAAGTATCAAGTGCATTAGGCAAAGTCGAATCATATCACAAAAGAGAAGTTACTATGCTATCCGATTCAATCAAAGACACAAAGGATGAGTTTAACACCAAACTCAACACCATGAAAGAAGAACAAAACAAAGCCATTGATAAGCTTGAAAAAAAGATTGATGTGATTGCGTCACAAAACTTGACCATTAGCACCAATCTTGCGGAGTTAGCCGGGTATATCCGTGGCAATAAATAACACAACATGCAAGGTCAACATGCGGAAATCTACAAAGAGATACATGCAGGAACAGGAACAATAGCAGAGCGCATCCGTGCGGCTATGGTGAAGCATGGCATCACAATGCAATACAGGTCATTTGAGCGATTGTATTATAGTTGGCGCAAGTATCATAAACTAAAGGCAGAACAGCCTGTTAAAACGCAGCCTAAAGGCAATCTATCCAAGCTATCTGCTGACCTTAATCAGTTCAATAGTCTTCTCGCAGAGTTAGCACCTGAAACGAGCAACCCACTCGACCTTCCACCATCACAGGAAAGCGACTACAAACCATTCAAACTACCGACCAACCACAATGACATTCTGCTCTTGTCGGATATTCACGTGCCGTACCATAACATTCAGGCACTAACACTTGCGCTGAAGTATGGATTGGAGCATGAGGTGAATACCATTCTGCTCAATGGTGACATCATAGACTTCTATGCTATCAGCAGATTTGAAAAAGACCCACGCAAAAGAAATTTCGGGCATGAGGTACTAATGACAAGGCAGTTTCTTGCAACCCTGCGCAAGCTATTCCCTAATGCCGCGATCTATTACAAGTGTGGCAATCACGATGTGCGCTATGACCACTACATCATGCGCAATGCGCCCGACCTGTTAGGTATGGATGAGTTCAACTTTGAATCATTGATGAAGCTTGACGAGTTAAACATCACATTCATTCCCGACAAGCAGATAATCCATGCCGGCAACTTAACCATTTTGCACGGGCATGAACTGGGCGCATCCGTATTCAGTCCTGTCAACATCGCACGAGGTTTGTTCTTGCGTGCAAAATCGGATGCATTGTGCGGTCACCATCACCAGGCGAGCGAACACAGCGAACCGAACATCAAAGGAAAGCTTACAACTTGTTGGAGTGTGGCGTGCCTGTGCGAATTGCATCCTGACTACATGCCCATCAACAAGCATCACCACGGGTTTGCGCACGTGCGTGTGATGGATAGTGGCGAGTTTGAAGTAAGCAACTACCGCATAGTAAACGGGAAGATTCGTTAAAGAAAAAGCCCCCAACGTTTTGAGGGCTTGTTCAATCAATAACGAAAAACAACGAATGTGTTTAATCACATAACCGTTGCAAATATAGAACTATTCATCAAGCAAGTCGTAGACTATTTTTCCAAATTGCTCATATAGGACGTCTAATGCATCTTGTGTTGGCTCATCGTGATTACCATACTTCACTTCATTACGCATCATATTCATAATGTCTTTGAGCGCATCTTTGTACCGAGCAGCGTTCAGCGTGTAGCTGTATTCTACTTCGTCTTCGGGTAGATTAAAGGTTAGTGTTGCTTTCATCTTGTTGGGTTTTATTTGGTTGTCCAGTTTCGCCATCCCTGTACCCATCATTGTATGAGTTGTGGATGTGGTTCATCTCAATCGTCTGCACTGCGTTCAATAGCCCTTCCATCTCTGCCCATGTCATTTTGATGGCTTGACCTTTGAACCTGCGCTTTAGCGTTAGGTGCAGTCTGCGAATGGCGGTTTCTTTTTTCTCTTGTGTCATTGTGTTTGGTTTTAATTGTTTCGGTTATCCGTGAGTTATGCGTAATGTTAGTCCTCTTCTGGTACATCACGCCATTCTTTTTCACCCATATCACCCTGCCAAAGTTGTTGTAGAACTTTTTCATATCGTAGTTTATCAATTTCAACCCTTTTCCATCTAACTAACGGTGAGGGTTTCCAAACAACACTACGCATAACAGCACCTAAACAAGATGCGGTGTTCTGCTCTTCGTTTGATTTTTGTGTCATTGTACTTGTCGGATAAATAGTTCTTGTTTGATTCTGATTAATGTCTTGTGAATAGCGTCCTTCTCTGCTGTGGTTTTACCAACCATGCCGAGGTACTTGTGGCGAAGCAGCCGCAACTCGTCATTGGTTAGGCTCATCATTTCTTTTCGCTTCATACTTAGTCAATTTTAGTAGTTCGTTCTTAACGTGCATGTAGTAAGCTTTGACGCTATAGTATTCACCCGTGCCTTCAAAGTCTTGCATAATCTCATCAGGTGCGTTGCTTATTGCCTCATCGACACAATAGAGCGCAGCGTTCACTGCTTTGATATGCACCACCGCCAGTTGCCCTAACTGCTCACCGCCTTCGACTATATCAAAATAGTTGGAGTACAGTTGCCATGCCTTTTCCTTTGCCTTCATTGTTTAGCTTATTGATTAATTCGATTACTTGTTCTTTGTTGTAGTAGTGCTGCATTGAATTGCGCACGTGGTCTTTAAGTTGGTCGGTGGTCATGCATCCAAAGTATTAAGGTATTCACGCCACATCGGTACACGCTCCTGAAGCTTTGCGATTGCTGCCTCATCAAACTCAACAACCTTTTCGTGTATGCGCTCCTGCACTGGTATGTCGTACACCCATTCGGTGCGGTGCGATTCCAAATCTGCATCCGGGTAATCGCGCATGAACTGCTCCATGTCGTATATCATGTTGCGTTCAATGCTCTGCGCTTTCTTAATGAAGGTAGGGTCACCCTGTGGATCAATAAGATTGAGCCTGCGTGCAAGGCGGTACTTCTCATCGTTAATCATTTCAATCGGTGCGTTCACAAGCACAAAGCAGAAGGTTGCAGTTGGTGCGCCCGTTAGCCACATGTAGGCTTGACCTTGCCAATAGTAATCTTTGCTCAAGTCATCCTGCTTTGCATCCATAAACGTGTGAATGCTCCAACTGCTTTTGATGTCAGGCACGTTCAAGCACTTGTCGTTGTCATCAATGATGAGCAAGTCGGGCGTGCCTTTGACAAATTGGTTTTGAAACATCTGCTCGTTCTTGAACACAATCTGCTTTCGCTCCCTGCGCCACATATCAATGGCATCGTTCTCAACCGCCAAACCTTTTTCAATGTACTTGTTGCTGATTTCTTTGTAGCGTTTGTACTTATGCTGCACATAGACTTCCAGTAGTGCGCTCTTTGTGGTTTCGCTAAGACCTGTTTTAGTCCTCGCATCAGTCATCAACTTACCAAGTTGTGACGCTCTGAATAATACGTTTTCCATTTGTTGTTGTTATTGATGGTCAAATATACAATTATTCAATTCCGTATGAAGCAAACTTAGTTCTAAGTTCTTCACTTACGGCTGCAAGAATTTCGGAACTGCAAGCCTTCATAATTTTATTGAGCGTATTTGCATCAGGTGCAACCTCAATAAGGTCACGCACATACGCCACATCTTGCTCATGCCCACGACCAAGCGCACCCTTCAACTTGAATGGCTTGTATGTGTCTTTGTTCTTTCGATTCAAGTCACGACCGAACACTTTGCCTAATGACAATGCTGCGTTTTTAAGGCACTCTGTTTTGAGTTTACCAAACGCCAAGTCCATAGCGTTAGCTTTTTTATTATCGGGGTTTAATGCCCATCTATTGCGATCGCTACCGAACACGTTGTCGGGTACTTTGTCAACCATGATGATTACCGATGCGGCACCAGTGCGCTTCAACTCGTAGCCGCTAATGGGGTGTATCACCACTAACTCCAGTGATGCCTGCACTTCGTTGGCAAGTACCGCCCATTTAAAGTTCTCAGTGCGCCAATGACCAAAGAAGAGTTCGTCTAAGGTAGTTTCAACGTGGCTAATGACTAAGGTTTGCGCCTTCTTGTCGGGGGTTGATTCCACGCCAAGTGGGTCTGGTTCTGCATTGAGCATCTGCTGAAACTTCTGCAATGCTTCAAGATTGTCTTTGTGAAAATTCATGTTATTGATTATTGATTGGTTTGCTTAGTGATTCATTAGGCAGTCGTTCAGTTCTTGGCAGTAGCTTAAAACTGCGAAGATGATAATTGCGCCAATGATGTAACGGAGAATGGTAGATGCTGTTTTCATGTGATAAGATTTATTGTTATTGATAGGGCGAAGATAGTGCAACTACTTACACTCACCCTGTTAAAAATTGTTAAAATTGAGGGGTCACGCCCAACTATAGCTGCCGTAGTTTGGGAAAAGTTCAAAGTACATGCGCATCATTATGGCATCCGCATAGTCAGGACTCTTACCATGCATACGTGCTATCTCGTCTTTGCCTATCACGGCTAACTTGCCATCGGCTTCGGGTTGCCTTCTGCGTATCATGTCCAGTTCCTGCACGATGACATCACGAAACTGATTCACTTTGAAGATTACTTTGTTCTGCTCAATCAATTCTGCAAGCTTGAAATAGCACTCAGCCTTTTGATTGGTGAACTTATCCGATTGCTTGGCTCTGCCACCATTAAGGAAGCCTCGGCACTTCAAGCTATCAACCACGCCACCACCAACTCCATCTTCATCGCAAATCACATTGCTAAGTTTAACCGCATGCCTGTCGCATAACTGGCGAATGGTAGCGACAACAGTTGTTATTGGTTGCTTGCGCAGCTCGTGAATCTCAATCAACTGCAAACCATGCCACACGCAGATGACGCTTCTATCTTTTCCCAGTCGTGCGATGTCGGCACTAATGAACTTTTCACCTTTAGCATCCTCTTCCCGGAAGCAGCGCAATAAATCTTCGTACTGATATATCCAGTCCACACTTTCATCATAGTCCCAATCGCCTTCAAGCAATCGTTTGCGGTCGGCTTCAGGTAGTCGCATCATCTTGGCTTCATAGACTGCATCAGGACTTATCGTGTTATCCTTCAGCAATGCCTCAACAAATGCTTTGTGTGGTGGCAATAAATCCTTTTTCCATGGATACCAAATATCATTGTATAACCAACCTTTTGATGGGTTACAACTCATCAATCCTTTTGGTATTCCACCGACCAAATTGTAACGCACACGTGTGTCAATGATATCTACTGCCTTCTTTGTCATTTCAGCAACCTCATCAAGAAAGTAATCAGTAATTTCAAGTGATCCAAATCGGTGAAAGTCGGGGTCACTGGGTGTAGCTGCCATATCCATAAGGATTGTTTCGCTACCATTGAACCAACGAATCATGTTTAGTTGTCCGTTGTAGGTGTAGTGTTCACCTGCCTTCAATCCCATTTGCGTGCATATCTCCCAAAAGCGAAGCATAGTAGATAGTTGAAGCTTCTTTAATTCAGCACGACCTATCAAACCTCTTGTGTGTGGATGCTTTAACCTACGCACGATTTGCCAATAACATCCAAGCCATGTTTTACCTCCATATACACCACCGCCATACAGCACCTGTTCTACATTGCTTGATGTAGAAAGGTGTCGTAAGGCTTGCTCTTGTTTACTATTGAATCGTGCTTCGTACATTAAAAAGGCAAATCACCTGTCCCTTGTGAATCGTCTTCTTGTGGGCGTTGTTGCATTGGCTCGGACATCTTGCCGCTAAAGAACTTGCCGCTCTTGCCTTCTTTAACCCATGCAGCCAGTCGCATCTTCTTGCCATTCACCATAATCTCACCCGTGTATTCAGGTGCGTTGTTGGTTGTCTTGTTGTTCTTGAATAGGGTGAACTGCCCCTCTTGCATTTGATAGTTACTCATTGTATTAATTGTTAATTATTGCGATGTCATCGGACATGAGTGCGATTGTTTTATGTCCGTTCAAATCCGTTGTTTCAATTATTTCGAACTGTTCAAGGTGGATGCTGTGGATGTCGATGAAGCCTATAAAGATTTCCATCTCATCAGGATAATCAGCCAACCTATCAAACAATTCGCCTATTGTCATAGCCTGTATTCATCTTTGTCCGTGAGTAGTAAAAGCTCCTCAAAGATAAGACGCATTGCCATATTATCACTCATTGCAGGACGCATGCTGCGTTTAGCTGTTAACACAAACAACTTGCGTAGTAGTTCGGTTTCGCGCTGTTTGTCGTACTGCATGTTAGTATTCATTTTGCTTGTTAATCTCTTCCATGTAACGCTCTTTGCGGTACTCATTGAACTGGTAAGGTGTGTTCTTGTACACACGAAAGCGCATGTCGTTATTCCATTGCGGCAGCGCATCGTATTCAGCCATTAGCTTTTGCTCAAATGCGCTAACCTCGCTGCGTTTTATTTCGCGTGCCGGTGCTTCTTCAATCTTCAACTTGTCCGCAGTTTGGTGAATAGCCTCAAGTACCTGTGGGTGTTGGAACATTTCGTAGATGTTGTTGGCTTGCTCTTCTGCTTGTCGCTTTGCAGTTACATACGGCTGTCTTTGTTGGTCATAAAGCGGAAACCATGCAAGGATTGTAGCAGGGTCAATGCGGTTGTAGATTGTGCCAAATGCACCAATTGCACCGCGATCTAAACATAACTGGATATCTTCAAGCGAGTAAAAGTATTTGTCGAGCATAATCTGTTCTGCACAAAACTCAATCTGCATAGCGTTCATATTATTTTGCACGTTCATCAGTTGAGTGCATCGCGTCAGCAACTGAATGATTTTGTCTTTAGTTGTTTGTGGGTCAAGCTTCTTGAGAAGACCTATCTGGTCTTGTGTTATCGCGTGCTCGACTGATAGCGACTGCTTCGGCATAAAGCTGATTAGCTTTTGCAACGCTGTCTGCTGTTGAATTTGATTGTTTGCCATATGATTTTTGATTTTTAATTTTATCCCATTCCTTGCGCATCCAGTTGCGCACTGTGCTTTGCCAATCCTTCATTGGTGTTTTACCTACCACCCATCCATTCGATTCGTAGTAATCCATAAATACGCGTGCGAAATTAACCAACTTATCCTCGCTCATAAAGTTCTTGCCTTGCATGTTCAGTTCACCCATCAGGTTGTACACATCATTCTCGTGTGGCTTCACAAACTTTTTCCGCGTAGTCTTTTTTTCATTTGCATCTTCAACTATAATTTCATTTTCATTTTCATTTCTATTTTCTAAAGGCATTGCCGTGGCATATGCCGTGGTAGATGCCGTGGCATCCGTATCAGAGTTTTGATTTTTTCTTTTTTTCCATCCATCAATAGCGCGAATACGTTGCTTTTCAGCATGTGCTTTACGCTTACCAACTTCAATTTCAAGACGCTGATTAAAAAAAAGACCGTTCTCATCCTGCTGGAACTTTGCCAACACATCTGCCGTGGCATTGCCGCAGCATAGCCGTATCATCTTTTCGGTAAGATGACCTTTTTGATGTTGCAGGCATAGCAGAGTGATGTACTGACCACGCTCTTCCATGGTCAAGTCCTGAACACCCGACAAGAAATCGGATGAGTAAAAAAGAAATGCCGGGTCTTTCATAAACTAAAAACCCATCACTACACACAAAGGCTACCCAGCGCACGGTTGTGCTAATGGCAATGCGGTAATGATGGGATTTAAAAATGTTTTCATACTGAGTAGCTTTGCAAAGATAGTCAAACTATCTCTACTTCCAAATAATTGTCGCAATCATAAACCCGATGAGCAATCCTGCGCCAAGTATCAACAGCATCTTGCTGTTGGTAGTGTCGCATTCAGGTTCTGCGTTTACGGACATTGGCGCAGGTGCCGGTGCTTTGCGAAGAGGTTTGAGCTTTAGCTGTGGTGATGGCTTTGCTTTTAGTCGATGCGTCTGCGTATAAGACCGTACACGCACCTGAATATCCTGCACATCACTCATCATAGGTTGACGCGACAAGTTCCATTTGTATTCGCTTTGGCCTACCTTCTTGAACAAACCAAGCTCTTTGCCTGCCGTAAGGAAGTTGTTGCTAAGCTTGAAAAGTCGCATGGTAATTTTTGAATGAAAAGTTGGTTGTGCGCAGATATACTGAAGCGCACTCATGTATTTGTTTTTCGTGTTGCTCATTGCTCTAAGTATTTTTTAATGGTTTGCGTGAATTCTTCAAATGACCTGCACACTTTCACGCAGTATCCTGCGTTTATCAGTTGTGCGTGAACGATTTTCTGCGTATCCGAAAGCTTTCCCTTTTCGGTCTTCATCTCGATGAACAGTGCATGATGTCCTGCCGATGCCATGCATATCATCAGGTCGGGCATGCCTGGCATTGCACCTTCTGCTTTAAGTATGTTCCATCGTTTGGCTCTTTGCACTGTTGTACCGCCAATGAATACTCCGTTAGGAAAAGAAGCGATCAATGTGCGTGGGAAGGAATACCTGAACCACTCAACACATCGCTGCTGCATTTTGCTTTCGTCATGCTTCATATGCTTCTATTGCTTTAAAGATTTGATAAACTACTTGTGGAACGATTGCGTTGCCATATGCCTTTATGGATTCATTTCGCCATTTTGGAAAGGTAATTCCGTCCAGTTCGGTGGGAAGCCCATCATCTCCGCCACAAATCGGGGATTCAGTTGGGAAGATTTCCCAATTTGTTCGATTGAATCCATTTTTGTTGCATGTGGCAACATTCCCATGGCCGCCATTTGTTTCAATGGATTTTGCAAATTCACACCCTTTTGTTCGTGGCGTTGTTGCGCTTTCTTGAATGTTTCGGGTTTCCTCGGGGTGTTCCAGTCGAATGCGTTCGGCGTTGGTAGCATCCCCATCGATGCCATTCGCCCGATGTTCAAAGTATAGTGTCCCTCTTTGCTCTTTAGCTTCCTCCTTCCGTACTTGTCCAAATCGCATGGCGTTTCTACTTCTTGCGTTAACGGCGTAGGCAACAAACCAAACTCGTTCACGTTGGTGCGGGGCATTGACCGCGCTCGCAGGTATAATAAAGGGCGCGACTTGATACCCAAGAGCTTCCAAGTCAGCACACACCTCGTTGAATACCAACCCTCCATTCCAATTAGTAAGCCCGCGAACGTTTTCGCCCACAACGAAACGCGGGGCAATCTCTCTAATTGCGCGACACATCTCTGGCCATAGATGGCGTGCGTCTTCTTTTCCAAGTCGCTTTCCTGCGCTTGAGTATGGTTGGCATGGGAAGCCTCCTGTGAGAATATCAATTTGGTTTGCATACTTTGTAAAATCACTTTTAGTTATATCGGTAAATAATTCTGCTTGCGGCCAGTAATGTTTTAGCACACGTTGCCCAAACTCATTCCATTCGCAATGAAACATGTTTTCCCAACCCATCCATTCGGCTGCAAGGTCAAAGCCTCCTATGCCGCTAAATAACGAACCATGCTTCATTCGTGCCATAGTTTAGTGGTTGCCCAAAAGTTAGCCACATAGTTAGCATCGGTCTTGATGTTAATGGTGGGTATGTTGTTGCGCAGATGATTATATTCCCAATAGCCTAACTTGCTAACCTCATAATCAAAACCAATGCGATGACCGCAATACTGGATGGTTGGGTATTCAACCGCAACGCTAAAGTTGACAATGTAGTTAAAGCCGTTTAGCGTAACCAAATAGGCATTGTGCAACTCTTGCCCATCCTCGTCCACGATGACCTGCCTATCGGGCTGATATACGTTTTTTACCCATTCGTACATCACGCCTACACTTACCCGTAGTTGGTTGCGCATAACGTGGAATGGCTTTTTGTTGATGTTGCGCCTGATATAGGCTACCTGCTTTGCTGTGGGGTGTTTGATATCACTCATCGCCTTCGTTTTTAATTGTTATTGAATTAATGACTTCGCACAGGGGCAACTCAAGCACTTGGCTGAGATTCATCAGCTGTCGTAACTTGATACTGCCCGGGTCAACACACCAGTTGTGCAAAGTCTTTTTGACTATGGGTGTGTTGCTTCGTTGCATCGCACGAAGGAGAGCAGCTTTGCTCCCCACCGTGCGTGCAATCAATCCGTTTAATTGATTGGTTTGTCTCATAGTTTAGGTTTTAAATCAGGGTTAACAGCGTAAAACACTTCGCGGTGGGCTTCGCTAAACATGTGCATGAATACACTTTCATCAATAGCCCTATAACGCTTATCGCGCATATCGATTTCAAGTCGTGCTTGCACCTGTATTGAATCATCGTATTTACGAGTTTCAATCTGCTTGTTGGTGCTGTAACTTAAAACGGTAGTTAATACCATGTCTGCAGACATGCAGCAGTAGATATCGCCAAAATTTCCGCAAGTGTAGAAAAAAGGCAATGTGATTTGGGTTGTTTCGTTTACCACAGGGTGGTAGTTGTTTACTTCGATTGTCATCTTAGTTGGTTTTTATTGTTGATTAAAAAAGTGTTCAGTGATTGCTTCGCGCATAGCGGTTTCAAGTTCGTCTTGCAACTTGACAAAATTGCTCAACCCAATGCATTCGGTTAAGTTCAAATTACCGCAGTACAATTCGTAATTGTAGCGGTAATCAAACTCAGATGGGTTTTCGTAGTCCGCTTCGCGGTAGTAAGGCACATACTCAACGCGAATGGTGAGCGTGATTGGGATGATACTTGCTTCGTGTTCAAAAGTGAAATACATGGGTTATTGATTTAAATGGTTATTGATTACCTTTGTTGGGTACAAATCTACACTAAAGTTTGAATGGTGCAACTATTTACCCGTAAAATTTAACAACCTTTAACAAATCGACTGCGTTAGTTATAACATACAAAAGCACTATAACGCATGGCTAGACAAGGCTACAAGGCTTGCTCACGATAAAACAAAGGGAAGTGATCTACTGCATGAGGTATTAGCCAGGCTGATGGATAGACCAGAGCAGGATGTGCAAGATATCGTGTGCCGTGGCAAGGTGGAGCAATATGTAAACCGTGCATTGTGGTTAAGTTGGCACAGCAACCGCAGCGACTACGCGATAAAGTACCGCAAGTATTACGAGCTGCACACGGAGAAGGGCGCAGAAGATTCGAAACAGGATGAAACATGGATAGGAGCGTTTATCGATGGTGAGTATTTGTACAGCGCAATAGGACGCATGCATGAGTTTGATGCAATCTTGCTACGATTATACAGCAAGCCTGACTTTAATTACAAGGAACTGAGCGCGACTACCGGTATACCATACCCATATCTGCGCACAGCCATACACAGAGCATTAAAAAAGATTAGAACATATGTTGAACTTCAACGTGCCGCTGCACATTCAAAGAGAGAGGCTGGCGATTTGTAAAAAGTGCAAGTTTTTTAAGCCACTAACGCAGTCATGCGGCACACTTATCGTGGGTAACACTGTCGAACCTGAAGAGAATAACGTTACGCATTACAAAGAGAAGATAAAGCTGTGCGGTTGCATCATGCCAATTAAGACCATGTTCAGGTTTGCATCATGCCCGGCGCATAAATGGTTTGCACTTGACTGGAAGCAGGAAGAGATAGCGGAGTTAAACGAGTTTATTCACCGCATCCATAAGGCGAATAAGATTGAACCGCAAGACCTGCAACAGTTGTATAAGTGGGCAACTAAAATGACAGGTGTGCATCAGCAACCATCGGGGTGTCCATCGTGCATACGCGACCTTATTAACGAATTCCGCAGGCAGCTAAACAAAATCGAACAATGAAGATAGAACTGGCAAAAACTAAGATATCGTTTGACTACGATGGCACGCTATCAACTACCAAAGGCAAAGAGCTTGCAGCGGAAAAGATAGCAACAGGGCATGATGTATGGATAATCACCGCACGGCAGCGCGAAGACAATAACGATGCAGTCTATACCACAGCCGAAAGGTTAGGCATACCACGCTCACGCATCAAATACACCAACGGCAAAGACAAATACCCGTACATGGTGCGCTATGACATAGACATACACTATGACAACAACCAAGACCAAGTTGATTTGATCAACGAGAAAACACTAACACGTGCAATCCTATTTAAATAAACAATACCATGCCCCTGCCAACACCTAACTCAGACGAATCAAAGAATGAATTTGTAGCACGCTGCATGAGCGATGCTAAAACGCAAAGCGAATACCCAGATGCACAACAGCGCATAGCTGTATGCATTGTGCAGTATGAAGCTAAATAACAATATCTTATCGAGGCTTATGGAAAAAAAACGCAACGACAAAGGTCACCTGCTTCCTGGGCATGGTGGTCTAAAACCGAAAGGAGCGGTTAGTGAAAAGACAAAGATGTGGAATGAATTAGGCGAGTGGTTCACCCAACAGGGTGCAGCCAAGTGCATGCGCATTATGAATGACATGGAAGATGAAGAGTACATCAAACACTACACTGCGCTTCTTGAATACTTTAAACCAAAACAGGCACGTGTTACGCACGCAGGTGACGAAAAAGCACCCGTAATTATTCAGGTGCATTCAGACCTGTAACAAAAAGGAATCAAAAACTACAATAACACACAACATGAAGTTAAAGCTAAACATAGCAGCCAATGCCAAAGGTGTATCACTTGCCAAGTACATCGACTACCAAAACGCAGTCGATAAGGTTGAGCAGGTGCATATCATCACGGGCAAAAGCAGCGAGAGCATACGACTACTACAGGCGAGCATCATTGACGAAATCATTATGCAGTTTGAGGCAGCCATTAAGTTAGGAAGCAATGACTTTGAACGAAAGGTGCGAGCCAACGCGATTGAGTTAGGTTTTATCCCTAACCTGCAAGAGATGACCTTTGGCGAGTACGTTGACCTTGATAGCGCATGCACCAACCTGTACCAAAATGGTAAGGTGAATGGAGAAGCTGCGTTAAAGATGATGTGCATCCTATACCGCCCCATTAAGGCGAAATTCGGCAACTACTACGACATTGAGCCATACAAGACTGAAGCAAAGCGCAAGTATGCAGATGCGGTGAAGGAACTAACCTTAGACCATGTACTGAATGTACTGCTTTTTTTTTCGAGTTTAGAAATCGAGCTGTACAACAGTTCCCTCGAATATTTGGCAAAGGAAATAACGGAGATAGTGAAGGAGATGACAGCGGAACACCAGACGGCTTAGAGGTGTATGGATGGTTTCACATCATCGAATCACTTGCCGATAGGGACATAACGAAGTTTGATGCGGTAACCGAGCGCAACGCATTTGAAGTATTTACGCACTTGACATACTTAGCAGATTACGTGTATGTTCAAAAAGTAGAAATGAGAAAAAGACAACACTGATGAAAAGTTACAACTATAGCTACAACGTACTTATCAATCGACTTGAAGCATTTGCAGCAGGTCACTTCTTGATACGCAGGTTCACGCACGGGCAAATCGATATGAGCGACCAACTTCAGGACGATCAATATCCGTTCATGCACGTTACGCCTGACACGATTGAACCTGTGCCGGGTGCAATGAACTTTGGCTTTCACATCATGTTTGCGGACATACCACGCGACAAGGAATACAAGGCAGAATACCAACGCGAAGTGATTAGTGATTGCATCCGCTTGGGGCAGGATTTGATAGCTGAAGTGAAGAATGGACTTGAATTGTTTGGCTTCGATGTGCAGCTTCTTGAAACGCCCACCTTTGAGCCATTCATGGAAGAGCAAAAGAACACGGTCACGGGTGTTGCCTTTACCTTGAAGCTTTCCGTTCCGTGGGACTGGAGTGCTTGCGACATACCTGCGATATGGGCAGTAGGTGGTGCAAGTGGCACAGGTGGTGAAGGCACAGGCTACGGCATAACGCTTCGCACGAATGGTGTTGACAACGTGGTGCAAACCCTGCTTGATTTAGTTGAAGGCACGAACATAACCATAACCGATTTAGGCAATGGGCAAGTGCAAATTGATTCAACAGGTGGCGGTGGTGGCGGTGGTGAGTTTGTAAGCACTGAATACAACGCTAACCACACAACGGCAACAGGCAACCAATATGTAGTTGGTGATAGGGTATGGTACAACGGCAACGTGTATCGATGCATTGCAAATAATGATGCATTACTGCCAACCAACACAACTTATTGGACACTTGTTGCGGTAGGCTATAGGTTGCGTCAAACGCCTGTTGATTGGAATGCATCGAGCGGTGACTATCAAATACTAAACAAGCCAACCATTCCTGCGGCACAAGTCAATAGTGATTGGAATGCGGTTAGTGGTTTGGCTCAGATTCTCAACAAACCATTTATCCCCGTTAACATTGACGATTTAGCAGATGTCAGCGCAGCAGCTCCTGCAAATTATAATTCGTTGTATTATTTGAATGGCGTTTGGAAAAATGGTTTTATAGCCCTTGACTGGCTTGGAGATGTTACTGTACCCACACCATCAAACGGGCAGGTCTTAACCTTTGATAGTGCGACAGGTGTATGGATTGCTGCCACGCCTTCGGGCGGTGGTGGTGGCACGGTGCAAAGCGTTGCACTTTCAATGCCTGCGCCTGCAAATCCTGCATTCAGCGTGGCAGGTTCACCCGTTACCAATACAGGCACGCTTGCGGTTTCGGCAAATGGTACTATAGATCAATATGTAGATGGAACAGGCGCACTTCGCACAATGCCTTCAACAGGTGGTGGTGGTGGGCAAATCTTCTACTTCAATGGTAACACTTCACAAGGCACGATTGCAGGTAACCCATATTACCAATTAGGCACGGCAGCAGGCACAGGAGCAGCAGCTAACTTCACCCGTGCAACAACAGGTGCTATTGCGCGATTCATTACAGATGTGGGCAGCCCTAACCATCTTTTGTTACCTTCAGGTGTGTGGACTATCGATGTGTACTTAAGTGAAACAGGTGGTGGTTCAAACAATGCAGAGATAGTTGCCAAGCTATACACATACAACGGCACAACCTTCACGCTTATTGGTACTTCACCAGTTGAGCAAATCACCAATGGCAACGTGATAGACCTTTACACGTTTGGCATTTCAGTACCTAACACGGTCACACTTGCAACCGACCGCATACACATTGAGTTCGACATTCAAAATACCAATGGTAAAACTGTCACGCTGTATACGGAAGATGGGCGCATTGGTGAAGTGCATACGACTTACGCAATTGGAATCAGTTCATTGAATGGCTTAACCGACAACACGCAAAACTTTGCCGTTGGCACAGCAGGAACTGACTTCAATATCAATAGCACAGCAGGTACGCACACGTTTAACCTACCAACTGCAAGTGCTGCAAATCGTGGCTTGCTTTCAACAACGGATTGGGCTGCGTTTAACGGCAAGCAAAACAACATCGGACTTACCACGGTGGGTAATGCACTTGCAACGCTTCCCAATCCTTCGGCTACGAGTTATTTGCGTGTGAATGCAGACAATTCAGTGTCTGCGTTATCGCTTGCGCAATTAAAAGCAGAACTTGGTTTGTCAAGGACTGTATTGACAAGTAATGTTTCAACAAGTGCGCTCAGCACTGCATTGGTTGATGTGACTGGTTTGACATTTCCAATTGTTGCCGGCAACACATACAAATTCACCGCCTATTTAATACACACTACCACAGCTGCAAACACTGGTCTTAAATGGGCAGTAAATGCAGATGTTGCAATTGCAAGCATTGCATATCGAACCTTGCAAAATAGTGGTCTTGTAAACGGTTTTTTTATTCACCATGCAAATACATTAAACAGCGCAAGTTCAAATACTGGCGCAACACAGACAAATCAAATAAACTCTATTGAAGGAATTCTTGTTGCAAACAATACTGGTACGGCAATAATTCGTTTTGGAAAATCCGTAGCGAACGCTGGTACATTGACAGTGATAAGCGGTTCATTTGTTGAATATTCAATTCTATAAACATGAAAGCAATACAACCATTAGAAATTTGGAGCAATGGCGATACAAAGACAGCCATTGCATTGTCACTTTATATTAGCTACGACGACCTTGCTACACAGGCTGCGTTAGTCTATAAGCTGCATGATAGCATGGGTACAATCATTTACGAAGGTCAGATATTTTTTATTGACCAAGAGTACATTAATTGGGGTAGTAGTGGTAATTCAAATGAAGAAGCCTACACCTTAGCTGCATCACACTTAAACATCACGCTTGCATAATGGCAGATGCGTTTGAAGACATACTAAACGAATACGCAGTCGCAGTCATAGAACGTGCGCAATCGAACTTACGCATCAAACGAAGGGTGCGTGGTAAGGTTGTCAATCGCGTTGCTTCAGGAACGTTGTCAAAGTCGCTCTACTACAATCTCAAGTTTCGTTACAACAAGCCAACACTTGACTTTACAGTAAGCAATGACCAAGCAGGCAAGTATGCAGATGTGATTGAATATGGGCGCAGACCTTATCCGGGGCAACCAAACAAACGCCCACCTGTTAAGGCGATTGAAGACTGGATACGCATTAAGCCATTGAAGCTGCGCAATAATCAAGGGCAGTTCATCAAGGCTACGGATGAAGCTATAAAAGCGGCAGCATTACGCATCGCAATCAATATTGGTGAGCGAGGCATTGAAGGAATCAACTACTACCAAGAAGCAATCAATGACACTTGGGATGAATATAAGGACAAGTTGATTGAAGGTTATGTAAAAGGAATAGAAACACGATTACTATTAAATAAACGATAATGGCAATAACAATAGAAGACCAGCCATACACATGGGCGGTGCGAGGGCAGAAGTTAATGATAGTTGCAACGAGTGATGAAACTGCACAGGTTGGTTTTAAATATGGCGTAGAGGTAGACATAGATGGTGTATTGTACAACTTCTATTTGAGTGCTGCTCCTGATGATAGGCTATACTTTGACATGCAACCGCTGCTCGATACGATGCGTAATACTGAGCCGCAGAATTTTCACTTTGCTACTGATGACACGCAAGATGATTTGAGCAAATTAAGTTTAACCTTTACACTTAGCGAATGGTGGCTGGTAGATGGTGTGTTCACGCTCAATGCAGGTAGCGAGGTAAGCGGAGATGAAGCTTTGGCAATAAACGGATACTTTCAAGTCATAGATGGCTACAAGCCAAACGTGCTAACAGGTAGCCAAAAAGTGAAACAATCGCTCACAAGTACATCATCGTACATGATGAGTGACCGCAACAACAATACTTCACCTTTTTTTCTTAGCGAAACATGGAGTTTGGGTGTTGCTACCAATAGCATTTGGATTCCTGTACTTGAAAAGGACTATGGTGTGTTGTCGATACCCGGCAATGACACTTATCTAACCAACAACGTAGCAACTCAATTCCGTATTACGATATTCAGTTCAGCAGGCGTACCAACAAGCCAAACCATTACGCTCAATGGATACGATATTGAGAACCTGCCTGTGTACCCTGCCAACCTTAATGACTGGACAGGACTAACGGTAAAGCCTTCGCTATTCCCTAACTGGAGATGTTACACTATTGGCGTACTTAATGCATCCAATGGTGGCGTGAGTGAAACCTACATCTTTTACAACGCACACGACTACGGGCAGAGCGATTGTAATTGGGACAACATCAGACTTGGATGGGTAAACTCGCGTGGCGGTTGGGACTATTTCAACTTCACAAAGAAGTCTGAGATAACAAATGAGATTGAGCGCAAGACATACCGCAAGGTTTTGTTCAATGGCACACCGCAGATATTTACTGCAAACGATAGGTCGCTACTACAACGCCAAAACTTAGCGCAACAAGTGCTAACTATTACATCGGACTACATCACCGAAGGCGAGTTTCAGCTATTACGATCGTTGCTCGTGAGCAATCAAGTCACATGGTTAACCGAAGACGCAGGCAAGCCTGTTGAAGTACCTGTGAACGTAGAAGACACAAGCTTTGTCGAAAAGAAAAACCGCGATGGAAAGCAGTACAACGTAACTTTGAGAGTGCGCCTATCTAACCCATACTGGACATAACATGAACGGAGAAGTACAATTAATAATCAGCACAGGCAGTTCAGTAACCTATACTACGGGAGCGGGGGCGTTGGGTTTAGAGGGGGGTGTATCAAATGATTCAACTTTTCCTCCAGTATTAACTAACGACATACTCAATGCTTTTCTTGCTCAGGCATTATATGGAGGAAATGGTACTATAAATGCTTACGATAGTTCAGATGTTTTACTTGGCACATATCAACTTGACGCAGTGCGTGCAACTGTGGGTGGTGCTGAGGGACAATTTTATTTTCCATATCTTGGCGAGGGTTCGCCTATCAATCCCACTACGGCTTATATCACTTTTCAAGTAAACACAACGCAGCAGTCCTATCTTGATTTATTTGAGAACGAAAGCATATCGCAAAACTGGAAGTTTCAAGACCTTAACAGCTTCACTGCGCAAGGTTCATTCACTCGCGAGTTTAGAGTGCCATATAGTGCAACCAATCAACTTGCACTTGGTGCGTTGTTCGATGTTAACGTAGATGCAGGTTCAGCAAATTATTTTCACTACAAGTTACCTGCTGAGATTCGTGTTGACACGCTACCCATCGCGACAGGTTATGTCCGTGTGCGCAAGATATACAAGCAGCAGAACCGCATCAATGAGGTTGAGTTAGCCTTTTACGCTGAAACGCCCGACCTTGTGCGCAACATTGGTGAAAAGAAGCTGAGTGATTTAGATGCGCTCAGTGCGCTAAATGAAACGGTTGGATATGATAACGTAACCAATGCAAGTGCCGACCGAATATGGACGATTTTAGATCGCGGTCAAAGATGGAGTGAAAATGGTGAAACAAATACGCGACCATTAACTAATGCATCAACGCCTGTATTCGCAAGTGATTTAACGCCTGCAATTTGTTGGCAGTATCTATTTGACAACATTATAAAAGAGGCAGGCTTTGAATTGGTAGGAGGTACACTGCAAAGCATACTAAGTCAATATTGGATGCCGTGGTGCAATAGCCAAACGCTAATTACATCCAGTTCATTCAACACATATAATTTCCAAGCATACCCAAGTACGGCTGTTGGTTTAAATAATTTCATGACTACTATTCCAATCAACACGGAAGTGTTTGATAACAATAGTAATTTTGACACGGGTACAAATACCTACACTGCTCCCGGAGGAGGATTTTTCACATTTAGAGTTACTGCTGAATTTACCAATTCTACAGCCAATCCTATTGATGTAGTAGTTGCACTTGCCGTTAATGGAGTGACTGCATTCAATGAAGTATTTATTGGCACAATTGATAATGGTAGTGTAATAGATGCAAGTATCACAGTTGGACTTGAAACGGGTGATACGGTGCAACTAAAAGCATTGCAAACATTTGCCGCAGGCACAGGCTTTGTTTCAATAATTAGTGGAACAGCCACAACATTCTCGCTGACTTCCGTGAATTTATACTACGGACAAACAATTACCTATAGTTTAAACGCACCCGACATGAAGCAAATCGACTTCGTGACGGATGTGATTAAGATGCACAACTGCGCGATTGTAGCAGACAGGGCAGTGCCAAGTAAGATATACATCGTGCCGCAAAATAGCTACTTGGGAAGTGGTAATGTCTTGGACTGGACAAGCAAGCTTGACATTTCAAAGGATGTCACCATAGGCAGCACGACTGATTTGCAAAAGGCAAAGTTTCAATTTACCTATACGGCAGGTGAAGACATACTAAGCAAGCAATACAGGAATGTGGAACGTATTTATGGTGACTACGAAGCAATAGGCTACACCATTAATCCCGACACAGCACCAAGTGACTTCGCTATAGGTGACCAAAAGATTAGCCTTGTCACACGCAGCACACCATCGGGCGTTGTTAATGGCAATGGCTATGTGATGCCGATGTTCTTAAATGAATCCGTGCAGTTCGTTGCCCCTGGTCCTCGTTGTTTGTACGAGGCAGGTGAAGTAGCTGTGCAGTTGTACGATGATAGCACCACAACGGTTGTCAATACCAATGTGCCTGTGCTTAATAACTACAGCGAAGTGTATCCATCGATTGACAACTTCGATTTGAACTGGGCACCTGAAGTACCACCGCATCCTATCAACGGCAATCCGTACAACAACCTGTTCAACCTGTATTGGCGCACGTACATGAATGCGCTCTATAGTCCTGAGGCACGCATGATGGAAGCATCATTCGCGTTATCACTTAAAGACATTCTCACGTTTCAGTTCAGCGACAAGATTTGGATTCAAGATAGTTATTGGCGCATCATTGAGGTGAGTGATTACAAGGTGGGTGATGTGGAAAGCACAAAGGTAAAATTACTTAAGTTCTTGGAAGATACAGAGGATTGCTCAGCTACACCTTCAACCATCTCAACCAATGGTGAAGTGAACTTTGTTGATGCCAATGATGAGCCTGTTGATCCATCACAAGACTGTTGCACTCGTTATGGCTACACATGGGATGAAGCTAACGCTGTGTGTTGGGCGTTTGTGCCAACGGGTGATAGACCTAACTCACCCACATCAGGCAGTTCGACCAATCCTGCACCACGCCAAAACAAGGCGCAGACACGCAATGCGGCTATCATCAATTCGGTTATTGCAGGTGACAACGTGACAATTGAGAATGGCAACCAAAATATGTTAGCGGTTGGTGAGCGTTTGGAGTTGACAAAGAATGTCAATGGTAGCAATTTACTTGGTAAAAATGTTACGACCAATCTACCCGGCATGCACTTGGGTGGTGGTTATCGCGATGGTAGTAGTTTTGTGGAGAAGGGATGGGCGCAATCAGGCACTATTATACTGCATAGAAAAGATGCATACGCTGCGGCAGGCAATGCCTTTTATTATGTTGAAGGTATAACAAATGAGTTTATTGACTTACCTAATGACACATTATGGTCATGTCTATTGAATGTGACAATACGAGATACCAATGCAGGTACTTACGCCACAGGTCAGTATTCATTTGCCATCTCAAAGACTGGCGGTGTTGCAGCGACAAGCGCAGTCACAGCACTTAATACGATAAACACAACTGCGTTTACTTTTACAATAGGTGTGAACGTGGCAGTACCTGCGAATCACAGGTTATTTTTGAACGTAGGTGGCGGTGGTACATTCCCCGTAAACATCATTACAACAGCATCACTTCAATATCAACAAAGCAAAATAACATAATGGACTCAATCAAAAACACAATGCGCTATCTTCAGTTAGGCATCAAAGCAAATCAAACACACAACCATTCGCTGCGCAAGTGGCAACGTGTGCTATGGTATGCAACGCTGTACGTGTGGCGCACCTTCTTGTTTTTCGGACTGATTTATTTACTATCTAAACTTATCTACTAATGGCAGAGCCTATTGTTCGGAGTTTCATAATCGACACCAGTGAGAGCGAGCAGAATCTAAAGGAATTAGGAAATCAGCTGAAGGCTATTCCTAATGAAATACCCAATAATAAAATTCCTGCGGATATTGTTCCACCTGAGGTAATAGCTAACACCAAGTCTTTACGCGCTCAGTTAAAGGATTTACAATTAGAGTTAGCTAAAACAGAACCTGATTCCGCAAAATACCGTGAGCTTGCAGCAGCAGCAGGGGAACTGAAAGATAGAATTGGTGATGCAGCTGAAGCCGTAGGCACACAGGCAGGTGGCGCATTTGAAAAGGTTAGCGGTTCACTTGGACTTGTTACATCAAGAATTAGTAATCTTGACTTTGAAGGTGCGGCAGAAGGTGCAAAGCTACTTGCAAAGAACATTACCGAAATTAAGCCGGGTGATATAGCCAATGGAATTAAGGGTATTGGTAGTGCATTTGCATCCATTGGTAAGGCTTTACTTACTAACCCTATATTTTTGATAGGTGCAGCCATTGCCGCTGCTGTAGTATATGCAGATGAATTATTATCACTCGTAGATGGTGTAACGGATGCAGAAACTAAGGCATTGGATGTGCAGAAGGAACGTGCTGCTACAGCTAAAGAGCAAGCAGATTTTATTGCATCTCAAGAAGAGCAATTAAAACTACAAGGCAAAACCGAAAAAGAAATTACAGCATTGAAAGTGCAAGCACTGGATGCGGCAATTCTTGAACAACAAGCAGTAGTTGAAACCACACGCATACAGGCAGAGGGTCAAATTAAAGCAGCCGAGCGCAATGCGGAATATCTCAAGACCTTTCTTGATTTTGTCACGTTTCCTCAGCGCAAGCTTGCTGAGTTCTTTGAAGGCTTTGTCAATGGATCAATAGACATTCTGAACAAGTTAGGACTGGGCATTGAAAAGATTAATGTATCAGGTGTATTTGAAGATGTAAACAACTTTATTGTAAAGCAGGTATTCGACCCTGAAGCGGAGCGCAAGAATCAGGAACAAATAGTGAAGGATGCGGAGAAGTCGTTGAATCAATTAAACGAGCAACGTGCTAAAATAATCAATGACCAAAATGAAGAAGATGCAAAAGCAGCTGCCGATGCAGCGGAACAAAAAGCAAAGGCGGCAAAGGATGCAGCAGATGCACAGCTGAAGGCTGAACAAGAAGTGAGCGACCTGCTGAATCAGTTGTACGCAGAAAATCTTAAAGAGTTTGAAGATGCTGAAAAGCAAAAGACCGCAGCGGCAGAAGCCGAAGCAGAAAAGCGCAAGAAGGCAGAAGAAGAATACGATGCAGCCATAACCGCACTGCGTGCCGAGCAGGATGCAGCGAACCTAACACAAGACCAAAAGGACATCATTGCCATTGACAACAAGTATTTAGACTTGCGTGAAAAGGCAATTGCCGCAGGTCAAAGCACACTTGAAGTTGATGCCGCATACCAAGCAGCATTAGAATCACAAGAGCAACAATCGGCAGAAAGAAGAAAAGCAAATGAACAAGCGGTACAAGATGCAAAGTTGCAATCAACATCTGATGCATTAGGCGCAATAAATGGACTGGTTGCTGCATTTGCCAAAGGTGATGAGAAGCGTGCAAAGGCTGCGTTTAAAATACAAAAAGCAGTAAGCATAGCGCAGGCAACAGTTGACACTTACAAAGGTGCTAACGCAATCTTTGCCAATGCTGCTGCTAACCCATCCACAATCCTTTTCCCTGCGCAACCATTCATCGCAGCAGGTGTAGCCATTGCTTCAGGTCTTGCCAACGTAGCGACAATTGCACAACAGCAGTTTCAAGGTGGTTCAGCAAGTGGTGGTGGTGGCAATGAAAACCCACCAAGCTTGCCGGGTGGTGGTGGGGATACAGGCTCACAACCTGCGCAGTTCAACCCACTTGCCTCATCATTCCTACAGGATAGACCAGAGCAGTTAACGCCCCGTGCCTATGTCTTAGCAGGTGATGTGGCAAGCCAACAAGAAGTGCGGACAAAGGTTGAAGACCTATCAAGAATCGGATAATTAAAACTAAATTTGTAACATGGAAAAGAGAAAAGTAGTTAAGTGTGTGATAGACGAAGAAGGTCGTTTAGGCATTACGGCAATGGGCTTAGTAGATAGCCCTGCAATCGAAGAGAACTGGATTGCATTAAGCAAAATGCAACTTGCTAAAGTGGATGAGGAACGTAGGATGCTATATGGTCCAGCACTCATACCCGACAAAGAGATACTGCGTTATGACGAGAAGGGCGAGCCTTACTATGTCTACTTTGAAAAGGCAACAGTTAGCGCAATCGCACATCAGTTCTTCAAAAAGAATCTGCAACACACCACCAATCTGCAACACGAAATACCTGTAACCGGTGTGACCGTGGTTGAGTCGTGGGTGAAAGAGGGCAAGATGGACAAATCATTGCAGCTCGGATTGCCTGACCTGCCCGATGGTACCTGGTTCATTGGCACAAAGGTGGACGAAGACCATGTGTGGGAAGATGTCAAAGAAGGCAAGGTGCGTGGCTATAGCATTGAAGGATTCTTCAACGAGGTAGGCGTGTCGATGAGTGGAGTTAAGAATTACGAGGCTGAGTTGGTGCTTGAACTTGACCAGTTATTGAGTAACGTAAAACCAAACACATGATAAACATCGACAAGGCACTTGAGGTACTTGGCTTACCTCCCGAATTTGAAGCCTACAATGGGCAGATACAGCAGCGTATCAACCGAGGCTACACCATATTTGAAAACAATGATTTTTCAAGTGGCAAAAACGTAGTTACCTATTCAGTCGAAAGACGCGAAAACAAGGAGATGTTTGGATTGTATCCGCTTAACTTTGCCGCTATGATGCTTTATACAAGTGGTTACACACTTGAGGGCATGACCGACAAAGGCTATCACCTATATCAAGAAAGAAAGGCTGTGCTACATGAAGCACCAAGCGGTCTTGCCGGGCAATTGATACGCTATGTTGAAAGCAATATCTACTTCAATGTAGATCGCATTGAATACACGTATGAGCCATACGAGACTGTTGTTAATGGTGTTGCCGATGACATGGTGAATCCAATTGTGCGTGTGCAGTACAGGTCGCGTGTACTTGGCAAAGATTCAACAGGCAAGACTGTTGTGAAGTGGACAAGCCGTGGTGCGATAACGCCAAAGAAAAGATTTAGGCGCGATGAGTTCTTGCAACTGGCAGGTATAACGGAGCAGGAGTTTGTGTGGAATTGCCGCATCACGTATCCTATCGTGCCTGTGAAAGGTGAAACGCACATTACATCGATTGCAATGGACATCGAACAGCCAACACCTACAAGTGTAAAAAGCACGGTGTACATTAACGGCATTGATGCAAATAAGTTTGACTACAAGAAGCTGATTAATTCATTCGGTCAAACCTATAGCGGCTACATGCAGCAGTACAGGTTGCACAATGGTCTACGCGAAAACCCTACGGCAATGAATGTCTACGGCAGCACGCTTGACATCGGGCAAAATTCAACACAAGATTCAACCATCAATCTACAGGTGGGTGGTACAAATGCATGGAATAGCAACACTCGCACGCTAACGTACAACGCCAGTCTTCTTGATGATGCTCATCTACTTGCATACATGGAATTCTTACCTGCACAAGGCAAGAATGAAAATTGCGGAAAATGGTTGAGTCTTGAAACAGGAATAGAAAGTTTGTATTAACTTTGGCAACTGGTGATACATAGAATAGTATTTAGGTTAAAGTGTTAAAAAGAAAGCCCCAAACGAGGGGCTTCTTTTTTAACCAAAACAATAAACAATCACAAAATACAAGCACGAACGTAATCGGCTATATTCATCTTAGATGCTTTTGCACTTTTAACCACAGCTTTGTATTGCTTCTCGGTCAATCGTGCTGATACTTTTTTCGCAAGTGTGTCTGCTGCTTTCATAAATAAAGGTATTTAATTACCCTGCTAAGATAAAACAAATGTTGGATGTAACAAAACAGGCTGATTTCTACAATAGCCAAATATCCAACAATGTCAAACATCAAAGAACAAATCAAATCCGTATTCAACAAGTACGGCATTGACCCTTCAAGTGTTGGTATCAAGTTCGAAGAAGAAGCACCTGCGGCAGAGCCGGCAACTGAGTTGCAGTTCGCAGTAGAAGGCACTTTGAGCGATGGTACTAAAATCTATTCTACCGCAAACGAATGGACAGTGGGCGTAGACATCTACACTCAGGACGCTGAAGGCAATCCAGTACCTGTGCCTGCAGGTGAATACATCCTTGAGGATGGTGTCACCAAAGTAGTAGTAGGCGAAGATGGTCTAATTGCTGAAATCGAGCGCGAAGAGCAATCAACCGAAATGAGCAGCGAAGACCTCGTTGCCGTAATTGGTCAATTGTCTGAGCGTATCGCAGCACTTGAAACCGAAAAGACTGAGCTTGCCGCTGCGGTTGAAACCGCAAAGAGCGAAGCACAGGCTGCTAAGACTGAACTTGCTTCAGTTAAGAAAGCACCTGCTGTGCCTTCAGTTAAATCACAAGAATTTAAAAAGAATGCCGCACCTGTGGTTGCATCGAATGGTAACTCATTCAGCGACTTCATGG